TCATATGTAAGTCCAGGTGTTTATGTAATAGAGAAGGATTTCTCACAGTATGCTCCTTCCGTCAACTCTTCTGTAGTTGGCTTGGTTGGATTTGCATCCAAAGGCCCAACTAATAAAGCTACATTAATTACAAGCCCTAACAGGCTAATTGATACTTTTGGCCTTCCAAATGAAGCTATTACAGGTCAAGCTTTGGAAGGAGCACTAGAAGTATTAGAGACCACGAATAGCACGTATTTTATTAGGGCGGCGGGGTCTTCTGCTGCTGATGCTTCTGCAATGATTGATTTTGGTTCTTGCCCTGCGGTGGCGGTATCTAGTGCTTATATTGGAACGGCTGCGGCTGGAGGTTCGCCAGCGGACAATTCTACTAGTTACATGTTTAGAATTCAAGTAACTGACAATGCAGGCACCTCAAAACTCACCGCTCCTAAAGAATTTACAGTAGCGTCTAGTACTTGGACAGCAGATAGTAATGCCTCCAGTCAGGGGCCAGCACTAAGAAAGGTTATTGGAGGTGCTCTTCAGACTGGACATGTAGGAGTTCATTTTGATAGCACCACAAATGTGTCGGGCTTTATTGTAGGTGCGTATGCTGGATCGGGTGCTTCTCTTAGTATTTCTGCTTATTCTGGAACCGTTGGATTTACTCCAGGGGTTACTAATGGAGCTATGATCTTGGCGGCAGTTAACCCTGCTTCGGGAACTGTGTCCGGTGGAGGGGCAGGCATAGGTGCTGCTAGTATTAATAAGCACGCAAGTTCTTTAACTGTTTACGGAAGCCAGTATGGTAGTGCTTCTGCTACATCAGGTGTTGGGTATTCAGTAGAATCTCTATACCCAGGTGCAGGATATAACCTAGGTACTAAAGCCAATGGAGATACTAGTGGTAATAGTATTACTATTAATAATTTTAATGGTGAGTATTTTGATGTAGTGGTTAATGAAGATGGAGTAGCACAAGAGACATTTAGAGTCTCCTTAGTGCAATATAAGAGTTTCATTGAAGCAAATAATTCTCGAGGGATGATAAACACTGGAGAGACTAATCTTAAGTCGGGTGTTATTAAGGGTAATATTCTTGCTTCTGGTACTAATATTGCTGTCACTGAACTTTCAAACTTTGTTAATCAAGTTTCTTCTCTAGGCGCACAAGGTACCCACCTTCAAATTACGTATAAGTATCCAGATACTGGCGCTGTTAATCAAGCGGTAGTTGGTCCCACAACGGTTGGTGCTTATGGCGGTGGAGGTAGGTTCGTTAAAGCAATCGAGGGTACTTATGGATTGCTTGGAGGCGATAATGGAGTTGGTACTACTAGCGAGAATGCCACGGCTTTAATTGGAGATGCAACTGGTGCTACTAAGACAGGAATGCAAGCTTTAGATGATGATGTTTTAAATGTCTCACTAGCAGCAGTTCCAGGGATTTCTACTGAGTCTGTGCAAAATGCACTGATTACTCTTGCAGAAACTTCTCAAAACTTTATGGCAGTAGTTGCTCCTCCCTACGCTGTAGGGTCTGTGCAGGACGCTATTGATTGGACAAATGGGTTAGCTACTAGTAGAACTGGGGCTATTAACAATACTTATGCTGCAATTTATTGGCCTTGGGTGAAGGTCTTTAGTGTGCATGATGGGATTGACAGATGGCTTGATCCAACAATCTTCGCTTTGAGGCAGATGGCGTATACAGATAATGTATCAGAACCTTGGTTTGCTCCTGCTGGATATCTCAGAGGCCGCCTTACAAAGCCAAGTGATGTCGAAGTTAAATTGAATCAAGGTGATAGAGATACAATGTATTCAGGCGGAAATGTAGTTAACCCTATTGTGAACTTTGTACAGCAAGGGATTACAATATTTGGTCAAAGAACTGCTACCCGTAACCCTTCTGCTTTAGATAGAGTTAATATTCGTCGTTTAATGATTTTCCTTCGCAAGGTGATTTTGCAAGCTACTAGACAATTTGTATTTGAGCCCAATGATGTGATTCTTTGGGAACAAATTGAGCAGGTTTTAAATCCGTTCCTCGATGATATTAAGAGGCGGCGTGGGATTACAGAGTTTCGTGTGGTTTGTGATGAATCAACCAACACGCCAGTTAGGATAGATAGAAATGAGTTGTGGTGTAAGATTCTTCTGAAGCCTACTAAAGCAGCAGAGATCTTGATTTTCGAGATTAACCTTACCAACCAATCAGCACAATTAGGAGGCTAATAAATTATGGCAGCACGATCAGTATATAAAGGAATAAGACCGTTCACTCCAGGACAAGGATTACCTACAGTTTCAACGGACCTTGATTCAGTAAGAGCGTATCAATTCGAAATTCAGTTTCAGGGAGTTCCAGGAGGTCCTAGTGTTGCAGATGATCTAACACTAGCGGCAAAACAAGTAAGTCAGGTTGGAATGTCTGTTGAGGATATTGTTATTGATAGAGTAAATGATAAAATTTACTACCCTGGCAAGGCTACTCCTGAGGAGGTCACAGTCACGTTTGATAACTTGTACTTGAAGGAAGCGGCAAATACCTTATGGCAGTGGTTCCAAAATACTTACGATCCTCTCACTGGAGAGATGACTAGGCAAGCTGCTCCAGGTGTCGCGGGTGGCGGTTCTTTTAAAGCAAATAAGATGACCATTTTGCAATTGCAAAACAATATGAATCCTCACTCTTCTGTTGAGTGTTATGGTGTGTGGGTTAAATCGTGGAAGACGGCAGAGTTTAACTATTCCACAAATGAATTCCATACCATAGAAGTAACTTTCCGTTACGATTTCATGGATCATATTGGAAGTGGTGAAATAAGCGTTTAATGTTCTAATTGGATGTTATTTAAAGGCCCAACTTAGATTGGGCCTTTTTTTTATCCTGCTATAATAAGGAATGAAATACTACGAGCAACTCCTTGAAAGTTTCAAAAAGCTAAAGAAGCGTACGTTTAAACTTACAATATTGGAGCAGGATGGAGGAGCAGAGGCCAAAGCGGATGCCGAAATTAAGGCTGCTAGTACTCAGCAGGCAACCAGGGACAATCCTTACACGGTTCCTGGAATCTCTACTTCCACGGGGCATCCTATTGTATTATTTGTGACTCAAAAAGGAGTAAATTGGGCTCCTTATTCTAATAAGGGAATAGGATTTCAACAAAAGACGTTTGAAGATCCAGGTAGAGCAAAATTTATAGGTTTTTTTGAAGGAGAAGGACAAGAGCAGACAACAACACCAGAAGTACCAGGACAGGCAACAACGACCGATCAAGTGCCTATGGATCCTAAAGATGCTCCTGTGGGTGCCACCATTGAAGGATATGCTGAAGGTATGTTGCCATGGGGAGTAAGAATTCCAAAAGTTGGAGGATTTAAAAACTTAGGTAAGATTTTTAGAGACATTGCAGGAAAATTTGAAAAGCTTTGTGAAGATCTGAAGGGAGCGATTAACAAGGCTAGAAGACAAGATGATGTGAATCAAGGTAGGACAGAAGAAGGGGATATAATTAATGATCCTAGCACTGGTGGGCAAGCAATTAAAAAAGGCTCAAAATTTAGGAGAACAGCATCGTGTATTACTTTCAACAGCGTTATTGCGGGTGGAGGTCGGTTAAGTCATGAGCATCAAATAGGTAGAGGCAGAAAAGTAGGCGGAATTATAAAAGACGGTGAAGTATCTCTTGTTCCTTTAGATTCTATGGATGCAGAGCATGGTCTTAATAAAGTAGATGAGTTACTGGGCGTGCTTGATCCCAAAAAAACAGACGCATCTGATGCTATAAGTATTAAAGATACTTTAGAATACTTTAAGCTCATGGACGATGGCTCAGTAGTCATTGAATATGTAGATGGGAAAGGAATTATATTCAGAGACAGGACTGGTGTTTTAAAAGGAATGCTTCAGGCGGCTAAAGATAAGTATAATGATATAAAAGAAGAAACTGACCTAGAGCTTGAAATTGGTGAATATACAAAAAAAGCTACTAGTGGATCACTAGCTGCCGTACGTGGAAAAATGCTAGAGTCCATGCAGGCTTATCACACATTACGGGAAATTTGTGAAGAAGGACGAGGCGCGCTCGCTGCTAATAGAGGGGTGGAACCACAAGGAATGCTTACTTACTATAAGTCGGCATGTCTGGCGGCTAGTGAGCAGAAAGAAAACTTTTTAAAACATAAAAATACATTTTTAGAGATTCATAGTTGGGGGTTGACATATGACGTTGGCGATGCTGCCGCTAGTGTGGCAGATGCTGATTTATTAGAGGAATTGAAGGAACACGGTTATGAGGGGGAAAATCTTAATAAGATTTTACTAGCTTTAAAAGTTATGTCAGATGAGGCAGATGCTAGGCTTGAT